GTATCCACTTAAGCAACAAGAAGTTGAAGCTAAACAAAAGCGGAGAATGGGGCTAGGGATCACAGGTCTCGCTAATGCTTTAACTATGTGTGACATACCTTACAGTTCATCCAACGGACCTAGGATTACTCGTAAGATTGTTAAGACACTAGCCTGTACTGCTTTTGAGGCATCTTCTGACCTAGCTGTAGAGAAGGGTTCCTTCCCTCTGTACGAAGCAGAGCCTTATCTTGCTAGTGGTTTTGTAAGTAAACTCCCTACTGACCTGCGAGAGAAGATTGCAGCACAGGGTATGCGTAATAGTCACCTGACTTCTATTGCACCTACAGGCACCATCAGCTTCACCGCTGACAACGTTTCCTCAGGGATAGAGCCTGTGTTCCAACATGAGCTAGATCGTACTGTACAGACTGAAGACGGCCCTAAGATTGTACGTCTTAAAGACTATGCATGGCATTACCATGGGGTCTCAGGTGAAACTACAGATGACTTAAGTGTTGATGCACACTTGAATATGCAAATTGCAGTACAGCCTTTCATTGATTCAGCGGTATCTAAGACTGTTAATGTAGGGGATGATGTTACCTTCGAAGAGTTTAAAGAGGTATACATGAAAGCTTGGAAAGGGAAACTTAAGGGTGTAACTACGTTCCGTCTTGCTGGTAAACGTTATGGTATTCTTAATAAAGTAGAACCAGCAAATAAAGATGAGAACGAAGGTGCAGCGTGTTTCATTGACCCAGATACAGGAAGTCGTTCATGTGAATAATTCTTTACACTAAGCTTAAAAAAGTGTATCATGTATCATGTATCATAGAGGAGTTAATTAAATGAATGAATACGAATATGAAAAGTGGATTAAAGACCGTTGGGGACTTAATGATGAACCTGACCCTGTAGTTTCTACAGTTATGAAACGTATGGCAGATAGAAGTAAAGAAGGGATAAAAAAATACGGCTGCACTATGCTACGAGAGGACATAGATACAGCCGGGTGGATTGATCACACTATTGAAGAACTTCTTGATGCCGCAGTTTACCTTGAGCGACTCAAGATTGATATCTTAGGTAAATAATGGGGTGGTTTATAAACTTGTTAACATTGCTCTTATGATGTTAAGCTGGAACCTGTTTAGAAATAATTGTTAACTTTTGAAGGTAATAACCCGTCTTCTGTAAGACTAGGGAGAGATATAGATTCAGTAGGTTCGCGAGTTGCTCTCTCAATAGGTTTTCCTGCTCTAAGGCCAAGCATCCCTACGTTCCCAGCAACTTGAGCCGTTCCTCCTAGGAGTGCTTGAGTGCTGGGTTCTAGGTTTGCTACTCTTTTAACTATTTCTGATTGAGCAGTATTCATACCAGTACCCGGAAGAACTTTATCTTTCGTATGTGTTGCAAACCCTTTAGCGTCTTGTGATTGCTGTCTAAGCGTATCCATGGCGGCTTGTACTTTAGGTGGTCTCCCTACATTCTCAAGTAAGTTATAATGTTGTGGCTGACCAATGTTAATCAAACGATCTGCAAAAGGAGCGTTTATCTCCATTTTGGGGGTAAATTTCGTAGCTGGAACACCTATAAGATCGTTAACATCATTCACTACTGATACAATATTTCCGTCAGGTTTAACAACAGTCATTATGTTTACACCACCTAACTCAAAAGCATCTGATTTAGCTGATCCTGTTAATATTATAGGCCCACCTTCTAAAGCTTTAGCTCTATTGTGTATACCAATTCCCTGAGCATCCAGAGCAGCAATAAGCTCCCTAGGTTTTCCTTTAAATGTTTTATTTTTCCCGTTAACATCACGAAATACTTTTTGCAGCCCTTTCATACTTGAGCCTCCAAAAACTTTTTGTGAGGTTGCTATTCTATTTAAATTACCACCCGCTTGTCCAGTAGTGTTTCTTCTAATAGCCATTCGATATTTCATACCATCTGGCATACCTTGGATATCAGCGATTTCTTTAAACAGAGCATCTGTATCACTCTTTTTTAGGTTTGTTGCTACGCCCATAAGCTTATCATATACCTTAGGACTAAAATCACCGAAAGCTGCTTGATCTACACCGTCAAGAACTTTATAAAGACTTTCACGGTTATTGTATTGATCAGATAAAAGCCTACTATAGTTGATCTGCCCAACAGCTTTTTTACCTACTTTACTTAAGTCGCTTTCTTCTTTTACTATATCATCAGCCATCTTCGTTAAAGAACCGTCTTTTTTAAACAGTTTATCTAACTTAGGTGCTAATTTCTTGTACGTCGCTAGACGGGCTTTTGTCGCTAAAGTTGGTTTATATGTTCCTTCTGCTTTTTCCACAGTTTCTTTCATTAACCGTGTATCCATAGGGGTCATACCATATTGTTTATATAAAGCTTGTGCTTTAGGACTGTATGCCATCTTCATTTGGTTAGCCAGTGATTCTACAGCACCTGTCCCGATTCCAAAAGCTTTCCCTAGTGGTTCTGCAGAATAAAACCCTTGTAAATAATTAGGAGTATTTTTTAAAGCTTTCTCAGACATACTAGCGAGACCGCCTCTAATACCTCTAGCAGCCGCCGCTGGTGGTACAAAAGGGAGTAATCCTGTAAGAGCTATCCCTACATCACCCCATGGAACTTCACCTGTGTCAGAGATTTGACCACCGATATTAACAGCATCGGCTACACCACCTACAATATCCCCAACAATAGGAACAGGAGAGACCCCTACGGCGATTTTGTCCAGTAGGGACATACTATCCAATGCTCCACCGATAAAATCTCCAGCGGTCTCAAACATACCCTTACGTTCATATCTTTTTAAATTGTCTCTCTCAGACACAGGATATAGCTGCATTAGAAACCCTCCAACATTTGCGTAACGTAGTCTTCCCCTAACCCAGCATCTAAGGCTTCATCTACTACATCGTTAATGATCAACGTAGCAGCATCAAATACTTTCTCAGGGTTATTCCCTAGCTTATCTAATTGTATCAGTTTGTTTACGTACTTAGGGTTTGTAGCGGCTCTAGCAAGGAACCTAGGGCCACCTAGGATAGCTGCGGCTGATATAGCAGCGGTAGTGCCCCCTACAACCCCTGTAGCCCCTAGAACAGCCGTTCCCATCAACGCCCCGTATTCCTTACTACGTTGAAACAATGTTGCCATACCAGACTCAGGTTTCCTAGAGGCTTCAGCCATTAGGTTTACCACCCTTTTATAAGAATCATAATTTGGACCTAAGATTGTTTTAACTTTTGCAGCGTGTGAGGCATCTGTAAGAGATTTCGCTTCTCTAGTAAATCTACTAATATCTAACGCCTCTCCACCAAGGGACCCTAATTGTTTTTCAACATAAGATCGTCTAATAGCATCTTTAGCTTCTCCCGCTGACCGAAAAGGTAGTGTCTTAAGTTCACTCTTAGGTATCTTTCCATAGGCTGTATCGATAGCACGTAACATTGCCTGTATGTTTTCTGTTTTATCACCTACTGAAAACATGCTTCCCATTGACTGGTACGAACCTTTGTTTGCATTACGAACAAAAGTTGCATTTATATCAGGGAACATCTCTGTAATGTCTTTGCTAAACCCTCTTTGTAGGCTACGATAGTCCGCTCCTGCAACTTTATCAACCTTAGTAATTTCTGTACGAATACGAACTTTGACCCGTTTAGAAAGACTTGTTAACTCTCTGGCAGTATTAGGATCAAAAGAAGCTGATCCAAAAGTTGATACCTCATTAATTTTTTTAGTTAAAGCCTTATCAAAATCAAGGAGGAAATTAGCAGGGGCTTTAGCCGTGTCTGTCATAAGACCTGTCAACTCTTTTATTACTGCCTGTGTTTTATCATTTAAGATTGAGTTGCCTAGCGCATCTACATTAGCTTTTTCAAAGTTAGATAACGAACTTTTAAGAGGCTTTAGGTCAATAGCGTCTTTTGAAAGCTTTGCACTAATCTCTGTTAACTTCGAACCATACTGGTCATTTAGGACCTTTCTCCCTTGATTTAAACTATCGAAAATACCTTCACCTACGACACTATCAGAAAGGCTGCGACCAGAACCAATTAATGTAGATAACTCATCTTTCACTAAATCGTTTACAGCCGTATTGGTTGCTTCAAAAATATTTTTAGAGAAGATACCTGTTCGAGCTACATTTTCTTTCATGCTTTCCCATGAAGTAGACACTCCAGATTGAAAAGGCGTTAAACTTAACCCTTGCTCCTGTAGCATGTCTTGAGATTGCATACGTGCTGTCTGTGTACCGAAATCAGCGGCAGGTCCTTGAGCTAACTCTTTAACAAGGCTCTCAGGAGTAGCCCCTGACATAAATTTAGCCTTAAGTGCAGAATACACTGGTTTAGCTATTCTACCTAAACCTAAGGTAGCTACATCAAAACCAAGGGACATAGCTGCTTCTGACATGGCTTTTTCAAAGTTAGGATCACGGCCCATTGCAGCATCTGAGGCTAAAACCCCACCCCCTGATCCGACAGCGCCCCCTAGTATACTTCCAATTATAGTACCACCGGGAATAGGCGATAAGAAACCTAGTAAAGCACCAGCGGCAGCACCTCCAATACCTCCGGGTAACTCACCGTTCTCTTTAAGATAGTTCGTAACATCATCTACAGACATATCTTTAATAGAGTCATAAGCTTGTGAAAGAAAGCCCATTACGCCCCCAGAGTCGTCTGGAGTAGCAGCAGGAGCAGGAGCAGGAGTTCCTAAAAAAGTAGCATCAAACTCAGTTCGGTCCATGTCTGAATAATGTTTTGTAAACAATGCATCAGCCAGTTCTTGATCACTTAAATCATCATAGTCTGGATTATTTTGTCGAAACTGTTGTATATTCATTAACGTATGCCTAATGGATCAGGTTTATCATCATTTTGTTTGTTTAGAAGATAGTTATTATATTTAGAAAGACTAGCATTAGGATTAGCTGCAAAATAATCACCAGCGGCTGATTCGTTCTCGAATTTCTTCACAAAACGGGTGAGAATATCAATGTTAGCCGCAGTTGATTGAGCTGGTCCTGCTAGAGCAGCCCTTAGTTCCATAAGGTCTTTATCGGTAGGACGTGAGTCCATTAATGGTTTAAGCATTTGAACCAACATTAGTTGAGTCTGTGTACGAAACTGCGCTCTGTCCATAGATTCTACACCAAAGAAACGAGCACCATCTGCAAACGCGGCGGCACCACCACCACCTTTAATTCTCTTAGCAAGTTCAAGTAATTGTTTAACCTTTGGTAGTGCGTTTTTAGCTTCAATACCTGCTTTAAGATACTCTGTAGAAGTCTCTACTTGAATTTTACCTACTTCTTTTTCGTTAACAATAGAAGCGCCTGTAGGGTCATAAGGTTTACCTTGAGCATCGCCAGAAAGAAGCTCAAACCTTTGTTTTCCTGAACTGTCCATTGCAGATTGCCATAAGTTTCCTTGCTTATCTCGCATAACAGGACCTTCAAATTTCATGTCAGCTGTTGCATTAAGTTTATTTTGTTCTTTTTGAAGTGCAGCATTTGCTTTTATACGGTTTGTAGCTACAGTGGACATTGATTGAGCCATCCTGAGAAACTCTGCAGCCTCAGTAACATACCCTCTAGCAGTTAATTCACTAAATCCTTGTTGCATTTCCTTTTCTGAAATAACGCCGTCATCAGCTTTAAACTCTTCCATCATCTTGTTGATTTCACCGCGATCTTTATCACGTTTACGTGCTGCAACTAAACGAGGGTCTTCTTGTTGCAGACCTAGAAAATTAGGCACTTTAGATAATGTCTGTGAAAAGGAAGAACTACCTGCTCCACCAAGTCCTTCAAATGCTTTCCTAAGACCTACTCCTAGGGCTTGCATATTTTGGTTAGCGCTTTCGTTGTTCCTCATAGCTAAACTTGCTTGAAACCCAGCACCACTGTTAGAAGCACCTTGCATAGCGGCTCTTAATTTGGCGTCTCTTTCTTGCTGCATTAAAAGTTGTGCTTGAGGAGCTGTCATGCCCCCAAATAATCCTTCAGCCATTATACCTTTTCCTTCTTTTTCTTAGGAGTAAATAATCCTTTAACCGCTTTTTCAAACGGTTGTGCTTTATCAGTTTTTGCATACTTACGGCCTTTAGCTGTATAAGGCACATGAGGGTTATGTGTATTACCTTGTGCTTTTCGGCGTAATGCAACTTGTTCTTTCATCGTCTTAAGTTCACCATCAGATAACATAAAGTTTGAATTTGGATTAGCTTCTTCCCTAATCATATCAAAAAATTCAATCCCATAGTAATCTACAGCATCTCTTGGAATAATATATTCGCCTTCTTGTGCCATAATAGGTGTACCATTACGATATGTTTTTGTATCACCATCAGCTACTAAACCACCATGATGCCATGCGTTTGCACCCCCATCTCCATCACCGGGGTCACCGGGGTCACCGGGGTCACCCGGATCATCTGGATCAGCTTCAGGAGCATCTGTAGCAGGGCCGGGGCCTTCCTCTCCAGTTTCCCCTATATTACCACCAAGACCGGAAGTATCACCGGGTGATCCGCTCCCCGGTGCCCCCATGCCGCTATCATCGTCCTCATCAGGGTTTGTGGGAGCTTCAGAAGGTTCTCCAATTCCAGTAGGATTATCCCCTCCCGCTGTATCATCATCGTCCCCTGCTGTATCTACGTCTGCAGCATGACCTAATTGTTGGTTTTGTATGCTTAGAAACGCTCGTTGATTAAAGGGAAGCATATAGTTTATAAAATGTTCAACAGGGTTATACGGGTAATTTTCTGTTGCGTTGATTGATTCATTTATAGTATCTGCTATACCAAAGATACCACTTATAGCTAGTCCCGGAATACCTGTAATTTCCGAAACAACACCAACGCCAAGGGCGGCTGCTGCATTTTCGGCAGCTTCATTCCCAAACCCTGTGCCTGTAGTGCCCCCAGTAGTACCTGCAGTGCCACCAGTAGTACCTGCAGTGCCATCAGAAGGACCGGGGCCAGCGCCCGGATCATCAGAATCATCAGGCCCATCATATTCTGTATAGTCACGGATTGGGACTTGGGTAGCTTGTACAAAAGAAGTTGCTTGTTGAGGTGTCATGGCACCAGTTTGAACTTGAGTTGTTAACCACTGTTGTAACCAATCTGGCGTTGTGAGACCAAACATACCTTCATTTTCTTGTTCAATAGAACTTTTGTCGGTTGCTAACAACCACTCCTCTAACCAAGGAGGAACATCAGACCCCATCAAGCCTTGTATTGCCATTAGCTGAACAACCCCGACAGTTGCCCATAGAGGTTATTTTGAGCGTTTACTGCATTTACTTCAGCAAGGTTTTTAATACCTTCAGCACGAGATTCAAGACCAGTTGCGGCTGCATTTCCAAGAGTACCACCAATGCCCAGACCTAGCTTTCCTTGCTGCAAAGGAACATCCAACAAGCCTACTGCCTGTCCTATATCTCCAGATTCTCTACCTAACAAAGTATCAATCAAACCCTGTGCCTGACTAAACCCTGCTGTTCGCCTTTGTTGTTGATTTCTACCAATAGCCTCTTCCAACATTTGTTGTTGATTTTGACCACCTGTGGCACCTAAACGCCCTTGGTTTAAAAGACGTGTCTCTAACTCTGTCCTCAAGCGTTGTTCATCAGGCTCGTAATACTGTTGCTGTTGTTGGTAGAATTGCTCACCAGCAAGAAAAGGATCAATATTAGCATACTGTCCTGCCTGACCTCCAAACATTCCTGAACGAGAAAGTAATCCTGAGTATACATCAGATAACTCAGGTGACAATAACAAAGAGGACGTTTGAGTCTCTGGATTAAAACCAGCCGTACCCCCTAAAGAACCTACGTTCCATGGAGTAGCAGCAGCTTGCGCTGCGGAGGCATTTTGGTTTAGTTGGTCTATTTGTGCTTGAGCAATTTGCTGTTGTGACTTAGCAGTCTCTTGCTGACCTAAATAAGAAAGACCTGCTTTAGCAACCGTAGGAGCTGCCGATATACCAAAATCTATTAAACTGTCTAACCAATTCATTATTTAATTCCTTTATCGAGCATAATACATTTTACCTTATTTTACCTTGTTTTGTCAATAGCATAGTGTTAACTAAGCTTGAATAGTTACCATTAACTTCGGTTATCATCTTAAGACGTATGGTTTTTCCTGTTCGCCCTAAAGCTACTTTATATTCTTTAGGTCCAACCGAAGAGGCATATTTAGCAACACCAAAAAGAGACGCAAGTTTACCATATAAATATGGAGTTGCTGTAGTACTTAAAGTAAATGTTTTAGTGTAAGGGGTTCCAATATCAAAATCTTTATACACAAAAATTTCACTTGTTGCACCTCGCCCACCAATAATAGTGAATATTCCTGATTTGACAATTTTAGCAATAGAGGGGCTATTTAAATCTAACCAAGATGTTTGAAACGTATAAGCATAGCTAGAATAAGTGTAACTCCAACAAATTGCACCATCCCATGTATTTCCTGCTGCTTCACAAACACTCTGGTTACCGTAAGTAGAGGTAGAGTTACTAATGCTCACATCGTAGTAATTAGCGTACTCAGCAACAGAGTCCGATGATCCCATATACAGCTTACCATCAATAGTGCCTAAACCACACAAAGGTGCTGAAAGAAAGGACCAAGTTGTAATGCGAGGCAATCCTGATCCACCTTTAATAGTAAGATCAAAGCAGAAAGCCTTATCATCATCAGGTACAAAGAGAAGAAGTAATCCTTCCTCTTGATAGTAAGTTAACTTAATGTTATCAACAGAGCTTGTAGAAAGTAACCTACTTAGATCATTTCGGACTGTCAATGTTAAATCTTGTAAAGGAGCTTTACCGTCAGTATCTGTGGTACGTTTAAATGCTAATAAACCTTCGTAACTTAGAAAAACAAGATCAGTACCTACATATGCAATATTGTCTCTACCAGCTAACCCTGTACCTCGAATTACTTCCTCAAGCTCCATTGTCTCAGGATCATCAGCGCCCTTGTAGATAATAATGTTTTCTTTACCAAAGATAATTAAACGGTTCATTAAAGCTGCTAAACCGACAATCTCATCACTACCCCAGACAGTCTTTAGATCAACAACTCCAGCGGCACTACCCTGTAATTTTTGACCTATCAGATTATCTGAATAATAAATAACTCCGGGTGCTTCTGTAATGCCCCCATACCATATACGTCCAAAGTTTCCTAGGGCACATGAGGGATCAAAGGTAGTTACGCCATGAGGAGCTGAGTAGGCCCCTAGATCATCTATATCATACCAGTTTGTACCATCATAATTAATAACTTTATGACCACTTTGGACTCCCCAAAATTCATTATTAAAGTTAATAAACTGCCAGTTAGAATCAGAGATAGTCTGAGGAGTACCTGAGAAAGATTGTGCGGTAAGGCTATTTGGAGTTGTGGTAGTATCTAATTTGTAAATAGCATCTCCTGAGGCAGCGTAATACTCACGAGTACGGTCCTCTTTAATAAACGCTCCTAAAGATTTAACAGGAGAAGCTACAGTCTTTGATATTTGTTGAATACCTTTACGAGATGCAATACGTCCTTGATAATCAAAGACAACATTATCTGCAACTGTTAAAAACTCTGGTCCCAAAGTACTGTCTTGAGCCTGAGTATTTAAACCAGCATTTCCAAGTCCACTAAGGACAATAGGGGCAAACTGTTTAACTGGCATACCAAGTCGTTTCATTTACAGTTCTGTTTTGATCTTGTACAATAGCATCAGACAATGCATCTTGAAAACGTAGCCCTGCAGTACTTGCAGTTAAGCCACCATCCTCACCTCGTTCGGCAATAGCTAATGCATAGGCCCCTAACACTACTATATGTTCAGGGCATTTTAAAGTTGATGCTGCAGTGCCTAAATCATCTTGTGGCTGTACCGCATGAACCCTGATGTTATAAGCTGCATCAGGTGTGGGCCAGAAAGAAATCTCATTATTCTTCAATCTAAAATAAGAGGGGTTTCCACTTTGTGTAGTACCTACATATGTGTATCTATAAAACAACTCATCAGACATTTGACTTAACACTGCATCGTTAGTATCATCAATCACTTGAAGGATACGAGAACGGTCATTAAGGTTTGAAAGGGTATAAGAAGCTGTTCCATTACTAGTCGTTACAGTTTCAATAGTACGTAATACTCCCCAACCCCACGAGTCTTCAACTAACTGTTTGCTTTCGTTAACAAACTCTGAGATTAATTTCTGATAGTCATCAACATCGTCAGAATCTAAAACATCCCCTGTCCAATCTGATGTAATAGTATCTTCCCTTAATCGGGTTAATACCTTATTAATAATTTGACGAAAAGCCATCTTTATTTTTTCCCATCGACAAAAGTTTTAGCGCCTTTAATTATACCTTTGACACCAAAAGAGGCACCAAATGCAATTAGTAATAACGTCCAGTATTGTTCTGGCACTTCATGCTGAAGTATAACAAACGCCTCTCCAATACGTTGCACCATCTCTGTGTTATTAAATACAGCGGCTAGAAACATAGCTACAAAAGGAGCAGTAACAATGATAGTAAGGTACTCATCTTTCCAACTATCGTTACTGTTTTGTGCTTGTATTTCATCCCACTTTTGATCACCTTTAATTATAGCTAATTCTTGCTCATGTTTAGCTTTAGATTTTTCAGATTTATTTGTAAAATATTGCTTTCCAATATCAAACACACCGCCTAAAATTGGTCCTAATAAGGGTAACATTATTTAATCTCCCAATGAGGTAAATCCCATTTCCACATATCATAGCCCCAGTGTAAATTAGAAACTTCTACGGTTCTACAAGCCTCTTTAACAACGTCAGACAACTCTTGAAACCTTTGTAGGTTTTCCCAATCTACAGGATAAGGGACAATATCCACAGCTAACGAAGGGTATTTATTGTGTTTAGAATTAGGGAATTTAACCTTACTAGCCCCTGATTCAAAATACTCTTGTTGTTTATCTTCTCCACGATGACCTTCTAACACTGAGAAATCATAGTGTTTAATAGCTTCATGCATTACCCATTGTATTTTAGGGTCACAAGTTTCTAAATGCTCTAAACTTCTTTTTCCAAAATTAGGCATCTTACTTTTTTTTCTTTTTCGGTTTAGTGTGTGTTAGATTTTTACTAGATGCTGTGTGTTTAGCTCCGGTCATTAATTTTCCGTTAGTTTTATGTGTTGCACCTGTAAAAAGTTTACCATTAGGTAAATAATGAGGTTTATTTTTTGCCATTTTTACCATCTTTCTTTTTCTTAGGAAAACCTTTTTTCATGTTCGAGTAAGCTTTAGAGCTAACAGTGCTTTTTGCTTTAGATCGGGAAATACCTAGTTTTTTACGTCTATTCATGTTAGCGTATAAGCCCGGTTTACTTACCATTTTTTACAACTCCAATAACGAGCTGATAGTTTACTAGGGGGACTTGTGTCACATTTGTGACGCGCTCTAAAACTCTTCCGTCTAGCTGGTTGTTCCTTTTTAATAGTCATGTTAGGATCACCAAATCTTACCAATTTAATATCATCTTTTTGTTTTGCTAGGACAGCGAACTTTTTATTTTTACCGGGAGTACGTTTAGGTTTATTGTACCCTGAAAAAGTTTCACCTCTGTATTTAATAGCCATAAGTTTTAGCTGGTTTTTTCTTAGACATAGGTTTCTTTTTGACCCCTTTAGCAGAAGTTTTTGATTTTGGTTTATTTTTGTACATTTTTAATACCTTTCCACTCTTTAACTATAACATACAAACGACTCAATACGATTATTAACGTTGTTACAGTAATGCCAAACTGAACGTATTGTTCAAACATATGTAACCACCATGGCATAGTAACTACAGGAGTTGCTACGGCAGCGTCTATTAGTAACTTCTCTGTCATACTTGTAGGTACCTTTTCCATAATATTAACAATCGCCCCCTGTACATCTATTCATCCAGATAACAGCACCTGCAATACTTACTCCTATAAAAATAGCTATTAGCTTACCAGCCTCAACTATGCATCTAATGATCTTATCGTAGAATGCTTCGTCTTCTAAAGCCTGTGCAGCCGCTGCTTCTTTCGCCTTCCTACGTTTCTCTTTACGCTCTTCAAGCAACTTATCTCTTGTTTGTATGATCTCATCCCACGTACCTTCGCCGAACTTGTTGTCGATCCTAATCCCAAGGTTGAGGATGTCCCTGTCAATCTTCTTCTGCTCTAAGACCATAGCAGCAACGGCACCGACGCTTAGTTCATCTTCTTCGTCTTCACCTGTCTTCTTACTAAAGAACGAATGCAGTTTTGACTTAGGCTTGGATGTCTTCTGTTTCTTTTTAAGCTCTTTTGCAGCCGCATCACGATGATGGAATAGAGCGTCA